CCTATGGCACCGACCCGTTGGCGGGCGGCGCGCCCGCCCACGGGTCGGTGCCATAGGTCGATTCGATCTTGACGGCGAGCGTGGCCCGCCGGAGTCGCGCGACGACGTTGCTCGGCATGGGCGGTTATCCCTCCTGGCCGGCGCGGGCCTGGTCGGCGCGCTGCCGGTCGATCACGGCGCGCCGGAGCTGCTCCATGAGGTCAGCGGCCTCCGTGGCGGCCGCGGCGATGTCGGCGCCGCGCGCGATCGGGCGCACGGCCTCCGCGGGGTAGATGGCGAGCGTCTCGTGGTTGGCGATCTGCGTGATCACCGTGCCGTCCTTCACCTCGCGCACGTACGCGAGCTGTCCCTCCGGCGTGACGACCAGGTCGTTCGGCTCCATAAGCGCTCCCTCCTCAGAAGGTCTTGGGTTCGACCGCCGGACAGGCGATCTCGACGTAGTGAACGGCATAGCCGCTGAAGTCCCGTGGCTCGAAGACGCGCACGCTCGGCGGGCCGACGCTCTTCGCCGTCGCGTTGAGCTGGTCGTTCTCCTCGGCGCGCAGCGCATCACACACGCGCTCGACGTCGTCCTGGAACGCCGTCTCCGTCGCGCCGTGCTGGTCGATGGTCCGATAGCCGCGAATGACGAAGACGTGCAGGCGGTCGTTGGTGCGCGCCGTGTTGCGCTTCGTCTCCAGGCTCGCCTCGCGGGTGATCGTCCAGCCCTGCATGTAGGCGAGGTCGGCGTGCTTGAACTTCGTCACGAAGTCTTCCTTGCGGCGGACCATCACCTCGTACTCGGTGACGACGCCGATCGTGGGGGCGAGGCCCGCCATCGTCGACCGGATCGCCGCCCGCTGGTCGGCCAGGCCGCCCATCACCGGCCTCCGAGCGTGCGCGCCAGGCGCGCGCCGAGCGCCTGCCACCGCGCCTGGGCGATCGGCTCGAGGCGCTGCCGCGCCTGAAAGAACATGGCGGCGCCGTCGGTGCCGACGCGGCCGATCTTGCGCGCGATGACGAAGGCGACGCCGCGCGCCTTCTTGGCGTCGACGATGCCAAGCTTGCGCGTCACCCAGAGCACGAGCGCCGCGCTCGGCGGGCGCTTCCCGGGACGGCGGCCCCGCTCGAGCATCGGGATGTAGAACACGGAGGACGTGATGGCCTCGCCGCGGAAGCCGGGGCGGCCGCGGTGCTCCGTGATGATGGAGCCGCGCGCCTGGCCGCCCACGCCCCGCGGCGTGCCGGCGACCACCAGGCGTTGCCCGATGCCGCCGAGCTCGGTGAGCTCGGCCACGATCTCGCGGTCGAACTGCTGCTGGACGTCGCGCTGCTCGAAGAGCGGCCCAGAGGCCCGCAGACGGATGTCGAGGATCTCGTCGGCCATCAGCGCCACCGGCGCGGGTGATAGAGGCGATCGCCGCCGCCCTGGCGGTCGACGTCCATGTCGGCCGTCACGCTCGCCGGTGCCACGGGCGCGTCGTCGCGCAGGCCGAGGTGCTCGCGGCACTTCTTCTCGAGCGCGTTGGCGAGGGTCGTGTACTCCTGGCTCTTCGTCCGGTAGGTGACGCTCTCGGCGCCGAGCGTCGGGTCGGACGTCTGCGCGTAGTACGCCGCGATCGCGCGCGCGCCGTAGCTGGCGGCGAGCTTCGCGGCCGCGTCGCGATCGGCGACGGGGACGGTGTCCACGCTCGCGGTCACCGCGTGGCGCGCCGTGTAGATGAAGCGCACCTTCTCGGTCGCGGCCGGGGTGACGCTGAGCAGCCGGAAGCGCAGGCCCGTCGACGGGTCCCGGTACCAGATCCAGTCGACGTCCTCGAGGTAGACGGGGATCCGCTCGCCGGCGGGATACTCGACGGGCGTCACGATCGTCGAGAACCCGTCTTCCCACGTGGCCGGCGCCACGAACTCGAAGGCGCTCCCCGTGCCGGCGATCTCGTGCGCGATCTGCTGCGGGCGGTGCTTCGAATAGCTCTTCACCGCCTCGCCGATCATCTTGTCCTTGATGGTCGTGGCGCCGGCGGGCGAGAGGATCGCCGCCGTGTCCTGCAGCTCCTGGTCGAAGAGGGTGCGCCAGTCCGCCAGCATCTCAGGGCCTCACCGCGGCCGCGATCGCCGGGCGGTGCACGAGGGGCAACGCCCCCCCCGGCACCGCTCGCAGAGCATCCGACGATCGCAGCCGCACACCGCGCACGTCATGCGCCGCTAGTCCGTCGTCGTGTAGTCGATCTGGATGAGGAAGGCCGGCGGATCGGCCGTCGTCCCGTTGACAATGTCGAAGCGCAACACGTCCCCGGACGCGAAGACCTTCTCCGTGGCGTCCGGCGTCCCGAGGTCGTCGAAGGTGCCCGACGCCGGCCACGTCGTCACGTTGTTGTAGGTCTTGGTAACGATCGGCGTCGCCTGCGCCTGGTGGTAGACCTTGATCACCGCCGTATTGGTGGCGTCGATGCCGGCCGCCGCCGCGAAGCCGACGATCTTGACCGCGCCAATCGTGAGCGCGGTCGGCGCGCGCCACACGACGCGCGCGTTGGCGGCCGTGCCGTCGCCGATGTCCACGCCGGCCGCGAGATTCTCGACCGCGATGAGGACCGTCTTCGTGACCAACGGCGTCGAGGCCTTCGTGCTCGTGACAGCGTTGGCGGCGATCTTCCCGGTCGTCACCGCGCTGTCGGCGACGACGGTCGCCGGCGAGCCGATGTCGATGTTGAGCGTGGTCGCCGACGTGGCGACGCCGACCTTCTGGGGGTACGACGCCACCGCGGTCGCGGTCGTGGCGCCGGCCGTCGCGGACAGGTAATAGACCGCGCCCTTCGTCAGGGACGAGAGGCCGGCGACGGTGCCCCGCGTGACGACCTCCACGTCGACGCCACTCGCGCCACCCTTGCCGATGAAGCCGAGGGCCGGCCGCAGCGTGGAGTCGTCCGCGTCGGCCTTGTACACGAGCCCGTCGGCCGCCTTGATCGCGGCGGCGTCGCCTTCCGCGAGCGTCTCGCCGGCGACGCCACTGACGCGCGCGCTCGACTGCGCGATGTACGCCGCCGCGTGCGCCGGCGCGGCCGACGCGGCGAGCAGGACGATGAGGAGCGCCGCGGCGGTGAGCCGGGCGCCGATGGAGTCGACGAGTCGCTTCATTGCTGCCCTCCGTGTGTGCGATGTGCGCTGCACGGAGGCCGGCCCACGCCGGCCCCCGACGGGATCCACGGCGTGCCTACCCGGCGACGACCGCCTTCACGGCGCCGCGGACTTCCGCGACGTCGCCGCCGAACTCGTGGCGGTACTTGTACTGGATCTTGTCGCCCTTGAACATCTCGCCCACCGTCGGCGCGTCGGCCAGGAAGAGCTCGGGCTCCTCCCGGCCCTGCAGGAAGTCGACGACGATCGACTCGACGTCCGCCGGATCCCGGAACACGCCCCAGTCCGTGGCGTCGGTGAAGAGCGGGTTGACCATCACGCGCTCGCTGGTGCGCCCGAAGGCGTAGCGCACGGCGTTGGGCGTGAAGTTGGCGTCCAGGTACTCGCGCTCGTTCTCCTTGCGGGCGGTGTCCCAGAGCGCGGTGGGGACGGCGAGCCAGAGGCCGATGTTCTCGAAGCCGCGCGCGAAGTTCAGGCCGAGCTTCTCGCCGGAGTTCGGCTCGGTCATGTTCTGCAGCTTCAGGACCGCGGCGCTGATCTCGGCCGCCGTGAGCGCCGCGGACTGGAGGTTCGCGTGGTCGGCGTGGAACCAGGCCACGCCGTCGACGTCGTACGCGGCGTTGTTGATGAAGAAGTTCCAGACGAAGCGCGCGAAGGTGCGGCGGCCGGCGCGGCCGAAGCGACGGACGGCGGTTTCGACCGTCCGCATGTCGTCGTTGATGATCATCCGCCGCGTGATCGTCAGCAGGTTGCCCCGGCTCCCGACCGCGTAGGACACTTTCTCGTCGGTCGGCGGGTTCTTCTCCTGGTAGTCGCCCGCCTCCGGGTTGATCGAGTCGATGTCGCCGAAGTAGCCCATCCGCACGGCGTCCTTCGTGCGGAAATCCTCGGCGCGGCCGACGCTGATGATGTTCCGCTCGCCGTAGTCTTGCACGGCGTACTCCATCAGCATCCGGCGATAGAGCGTGTTCGAGAGGATGTTGGCGAACGTGCCGCTGTTGATCGCCTCCGAGACGCGGTGCGCGTTCGGGTCCCAGCGGAAGGACAACTCGCTGTCGCCCGTGAGCTGGACGTACATCTCCTTCAGGCTGTGGAAGCGCGGGCCCGCGCCCGCATCCTTGTGGGCCTGGACGGCCGGGGCGAGCGCCTCGCGGACGCGCGCGGCCGTCTGCGCGGTGTACGCCTCGTGCACGCGCTCGAGGCCCACGACCACCGGGCTGCTGGCGGGCACCACGCCGAAGAGGCGGTCCGCCGCGATCTGGACCTTGTCGATGGAGTCGACCGTCACGGCGGCGCGGCTGCGGCCGGACAGCTGCACCTCGCCGCTCTCGCTGATGCGCGCGAGCACGTCGCGCTCCTCGGTGATGACGGCGTCGATCTCCGCCGCCTCCGCCACGCGGTCCTTGAACCGGTTGGCGATCTTGTCCTGCAGGGGCTGCGGCAGCTTGCAGACGGCCAGGCGCTCGCGCACCAGGTGCGCCGTCTCGTACTTCTTGAACCAGTCCGGCTTCGCGTCGGGGACCGGCGGCGCCGCGGCGGCCGGCGGCTTCATCGCCTCGCGCACCAGGCCCTGCAGGTCGGCGTCGGTCAGCGTGGTCACGTCCTTGCCCACGAAGAGCGCGGGCCGGGACTCGCGGATGAGGGTGAGCAGCTCCTCGCGGTTCATCACCTGGTGGTCCTCCTTGATGGTGGTAGAGGGAAGCGGGCCGGCCACGGCGCGCTCGAAGCGACCGCCGGCGGACGGCTGGGTCACGACATCGACGCCGAGCGCCTTCACCACCTTGGTGATGAGGCGGCCGGTCTGCACAGGCGTGCTCTTCGCGAACGTGTCGACGGAGAGGCCGAGGGTCTTCAGCGCGGCCGCACCGCGCTTGGCGAGGCCGGTGAGCTTGGTGCGCAGCCACTCGGCGTCGTCATGGAGCGTGAGCCGCGCGCGGATCTCCGCCTTGCCGTGCGCGCCCTCGGTGACGCGGAGCTGCTGGAGATCGCCGACGACGTTGCGCGCCAGGCCGGGCGTCTCGAGGAGCGCGCCCACGGGCGCGTGGCGTGTGGTGTCGTCGCGGAATTCGTAGCAGCCGACCGCGATGCCCTCGAGCATCGGCGCCAGCTCGGCCAGGCGCTCGCGCGTCCAGATGAAGCCGTTGCCCGAGCGGCCCTCTTCGATGACGACGACGTCCCACACGCGGCCGTCGGCGCCGTCGACCGCCTCGGCGATGCGCGACGATTCGCTCACGGGCTCGTACACGGTCTCGACGAGCGCGGGCTCCCCGAGCACGACGTCGTGCTCCGCCGTCACCATGTACGGCACGCGCCACATCTTGCCGTCGTGCTCGACGATCGCCGCGTCGTCCATCGTGGCGCGGACCCACGGGCCCATCTCGTACTGGCCCTCCTGGTGCGGCCACTTCTGCTCGAGCGCGGTGCGGAGTTTCTGCTGCCGGTCCTCGTACGTCAGCATGCTCGGCTCCTCATACGTAGTTGCCCGGATGGGCGTCGCGCTCGCGTTGGGCCACGCGCCGCGCCTCGAGCGCGCGCTCGGCGTCGGCGCGCTCGCCATAGGCGGTGGGCTCGTCTAGCGCACGCTCGACGAGCTCCTTCCCG